CAAGGCATGAATGGTATATGACAAGTGAAGAAATGCTTAAATATGGATTAGTTGATGAGATTATTTAAATTTAGAGTAAATTTAATAATATATAATTAAATACATAATTTAAAGGAGAATTTAATAAAATAACCAAAACCAAAACCAATAGTATAAATACACATATAAATAGACTATCACTTACTAAAATTGCTGATATTATAGATGATCATATTGCATCGGAAACTAATTTGCTTTTTGTTGCAGATAAAGATTTAGCAGAATTTATTTGTAATTATGTGTTAGAAGAACATGATATGATTGACGATGATATGACATTAGAAGACAATATCAAAGAATATTATGTTAGTCTATATTTTACAGATGAGCAAGATTATTTCTTCTGTGAAGATGCAAGAGGCAATAGCGGTGAATATAAATTAAGTGATATAGATGATGAATTGATAAATTATTTTATTTTTAATGATATGGATAAAGAAACTGCTTTTGATAAATTAGTTAGTGAAAATGGTACTTGGTCTTGGAATGAGGTTGAAGTTAGTAATGAAAATCCTTATGAATATACTGATTGTGAAAAATGCAATGAAATCGATAATTGTTTAGAAAATGGTAAATGTTGTAGGGATTGTGATTGTGGAGATGATGAAAGAATTGAAGGATTTGATTATGGCGAATTGTTAGAAATGTTTACATGTAGTGTTATGGATGCTGGTAAAGATTTTCAATTAGTTAGGGAAATCTTAGATGAATTTGCCGATATTTTCATTCCAGATTATGATGAGGATGAATTTGAAATAACTGAAGAAGATGAATTAAATGAATGTAATTGTGATGAATGCGAATGCTGTAATGATGAAATTTCTGATCAGCAAATTGAAGAAGTTAAACTTATTACTTCATATGTAAAAGATGTTTTGGAAACTGAAGGTTGTCCAAATTGTATCTTTGATTTATTATCTCAAATTTATTTTATTGGTAAGGAAGTTGGATGGGATGATTGTAAGGAATATGTGAAGGAAATTTTGGATTAGTAGAGATTGGATCTAAGAATTTCATAGGTGTAGAATCCCAACAAAGAAGTTATATAGTAGTCGAAGGACAATTAAATAATAAGGTAGATTGAACTATGCTGATTTGTTTTGATTGGTTAGCATAGTTTTCTTGTGCTTTATTAGTTAGTATAGAAGTGAGATTTGGTTGTGATTTTTTAGGTTAGTAGTTAAGATTATAAATATAATAATTTTATAATATAATAATTTAATTATTTTTATTTTAGAGAATACGATTTTAGGGTAGCTCCCTATTCTCCTGTGCGTATTCTCTTTTTATTTTTTTATAAGGTAAACACAGGAAAACAAAATATACAGGAGGATGATTAGAAATGAATGAAGAAATTAAATTAAAGAAATGTAGTAAATGCGGTGAAGAATTTCCTGCAAATACAGATTATTATTTTAAAAGAAAAGGAAATAAAGATGGTTTTGACAATAAATGCAAAAAATGCCAAGGATATAATTTTACTAATAAATTAACTAATAATATAAAAGAAGGTTATAAATTTTGTATTAAATGTAATAGAGAATTACCAATAGATATTAAATATTTCCCACCAGATAAAATGTGCAAAGACGGATTACGGAATGTTTGTCGTGAGTGTGGTAAAGATGGACATTTTATGGAAGATGGATATATCCCTAAACAATGGTGGTCTAAAGAAGATGAAGAATTATTTATAAAAGTTTACCCTCATTTTACAAATGAAGAATTAATAGAATTATATTTTAAAAAAGAAACAAGTAAAAGTTTAACAGACAAGGCATATAAAATGGGTAAAATAAATAAAACATATGAGACATCTAAAAGAGCAGATAAACAACAAGGATTAAAATTAGCAGGAGAAAATAATTATAATTTTGGTAAACATTTGTCAGAAGAAACAAGAAATAAAATTTCATTATCAAGAAAAGGCAAATATATCGGAGAAAATAATCCTTTGTACGGTATAAAATGGGATTTAAATGACAAAAGAAGAAAATTAGTTTCAGAAAGAAAGAAGGGTATATGGTCTGGAGATAAAAATCCAAGACACATCAATCCTTTAAGTGGTGAGTTAAATGGCAGATGGCAAGGTGGAATAAAACAATTGTATTATGATTTACGAGATCATTTACAAGAGTGGAAAAAATCTTCTATGGAAGAATGTAATTATAAATGTGTATTAACTTTTGGTGAATTTGATAATATTCATCATTTATATAATTTTAAAAATATAGTTTATGAAATATTTGAAAAACTAAATTTACCTATACATCAAACAATAGGTGAATATTCAGAAGATGATAGAAATGATATTTATAAATTATTAAATGAATTACATATTTTTTATGGAAATGGTAAATGTATTTGCAAGCCATTCCATAAACTTTTTCATGATACATATGGGTATACAAAAAATACTAGTGAACAATTTTATGAATTTGAGAAAAGATATAAAAATTTTGAATTTGATTATTTATTGGATAATAAATATAAATATTGCAATGTTTTAAAATTAATTAGTTAAGGAGTGTGGCGTTTATTCCTAGAGTTAAAAAAACTGTGGCAACTACGCCACAACCTAAAAAAACTAGTGATGATAAGATTACTATTCGTTGTCCAATGTGTGGGCAAGAAAAGACAGTATCAAGTCATTACAAAAGCAATTCTCCACTATATGCAAACAATTATGAACATTCTGTATTTTGCAAACAATGTATTTGGAGTACATATGATACATATTTTAATATTCTCAAAGATATTAAAAAATCTATTTATATAACTTGCATGAAATTTGATATACCTTTTAGTGAAGGTGATTATGATGGAATGGTAAAACAGTTAGTCAATGATAATTCTACACATCCAATGAGAATTTATATGACTAAGGTTAATTCTTTAGGATCTATAAATAATGGACTAACAGGATTTGATCCAAAATATTTATTTAAACAAGAGAATAATAAAGGAGAAATAACTGATGCTCTTACACTTGAGGTAAAAGATTTAGAATATAATATTAAATTAACAGAACAAGATTTACAAATTAAAAATGATGTTATTAAACTTATTGGATATGATCCTTTTGATGGATATTCTAATTTTGATCAAAAATTTTTATATAACGAATTAATTTCTTATTTAACAGAAGATACATTAGAAGATTCTTATTTATTAAGTCAAATTTTACAATTAGTAAATAATAATAATCAGGTTAGAAAAATAGATTTAGTTATTGCTAGTTTAAGCAATGATACTAAATCATTAATTTCTAATCAAGGAGAAATAAAAAACTTATCTACAACAAAAAAAACTATAGTAGATAATACTGATAAAATTGCAAAAGAAAATTCTATATCAGTAAAAAATCGTGGTGATAAAAAAGCAGGAAAATCTACTTTAACTTACATGATGAAAAATTTAAGGGAATTAGGTTTTGAAGATGCTGAACATGATTATTATGATCATATGAAAGCTACTGGTATGAAACATACTGCTGATATAAGTAATAAGAGTATTTTAGAACAATTACAATTTGATGAAAATGATTATGTATCAATGTTAAAAGAACAAAGAGAAATAATTCAAAAGTTACAAGAGAAAATTGATGATATCGAAGAGGAAAATAGGCAATTACATGTAAAAATAGATAAAATATAAATATATTTATTTTTATTAATAAAGGGGGTGATTCAAAATTAAAACATCAACGTCTCGAAAAAATATTTTATTAAGTTCTAGAAAACAAGAATTATATAAACAAAATGCTGAAATTATAAAATTTTACAGAAGAAATCCTGTAATCGCTTGTGAAGATTTATTAGGTATAAAACTTATGGATAGTCAAAAATATTTGCTACAAATGTCATGGAATGCTACAAATATAGTATGGTGTTGCTCTAGAAACTTTGGTAAATCGTTTCTTGGAGCAATTTTTATGCTATTAAAAGGTATATTATTTGAAAATCAAGGAATTTATATAGTTAGTTCTGTTGGTTCACAGTCACAGGAAACACATAATAAAATTGAAGAAGTTGTATTAAGAGTAGGGCAAACATCTAACTCTATTGCTTCTTTAAAAGATATTGCACAATATGAAATTGTAACATCACCTGCTTGCAAAACTGGTTTTGTTCATGCACAAACTGGTTATCGTGTAGAATTTTATAATGGCAGTGAAATATTTACACTAAATGGTAAACCAGACAATAATAGATCAAAAAGAGCTACGTTGGTGTTTTTCTGAAGAAATTTGATGAAGCAGGTTTCTCTTCGGATGAATTAATAACCATTTGTGAAGCATTTGCTACACAAGATACAAACTTTATAACTTCAACTGAGGAAAATTTTAATATAAAAACTTTGCGAAAAAAAACACCTACTCAATTAATATATGCTTCTTCTGCAAGTGATGTAGATAAAATATTTTATAGAAAATATCGTGATTTTGCAAAACAAATGTTTCTAGGAGATCGTAATTATTTTTGTGCTGATATTCCATGTGATATTCCATTAAAACCATTGATTGATGGGAAACCAGCACCTCCATTATTGCAACAATCAAAAGTTGATAGTGCTATGAGAGCGAATAGAAGTAAAGCCGAACGGGAGTATTATAATCGTTTTCAAAAAGATGGCGGAGAAAGTCAAATTATAAAATGGGGACAAATTAGAAGAAATGAAACTATATTGATCCCTGAATTATATCATATAGATGGAGGAAAATATGTAATAGCTTTTGACCCTGCTAGGTCTAGTGGAGATAATTCTATTGTTACAGCTATGAAATTAATAGAAGATGAAAATATTGGTTGGTATGGTGAGATAATTAATTGTACTAATTTAATTGATATTGGAACTAAAAAAGGATATAAAATGAGTACACCAGATCAAATTAAATTTTTAAAAGAAACTATACTTAATTATAATGGAAAAGCACCAGATTATGAAAATATTATGGCATTACTTTTAGATCCTGGTAGCGGTGGTGGTGGAGTTACAGCCTATGGTGATAATCTGTTGGAAGATTGGAAAGATAAAAAAGGTATTATACATAAAGGATTTTTAGATCAAGATTATGATTTATATGAAGGGTATAAAAATAAATACCCTAATGCTAGTAATATATTAAAATTTTTATCACCAAATAAACTTAGAACTCAAATGGTTGATGAATTTATAGAATTAATGGGATTAGATTTAATTAAATTTCCAAAAGAATATGATGGTAAAGGGTACATAACTATTTCTGAAGTTGATATAAAAGGTGAATCTAAATTAAAAAATAAAAATTTAACAATAGAAGAAGAAGTATCATTAATAAATTTAGATATTTTAAAAACTGAAATAACATCAATTCATAAATTTGAAAATGCAGAAGGTACTTCTAAATCTTATAAACTTTCAAAAGAAAAAGAAAATAAAATGGGTGATGACCGTTTTTATACTATTATAATGCTTTCACACTTCTTATATGATTTAAGAAGAAAACATATTACTGGTAAGAAAAAAAATACAAACATCTCCCCATCATCATATTTCGCAATAGCAAATAAATCATCAAGAGCAAGACGATAATATAATAATACGAAAGGAGGTTTTCAGTGGACAACAATCAAAACCTCTCCCCTACCTTATTCTCATTAAAGAAATCATGGGATTCAGCTAAAAACTTTTCCCTTTCAAGAATAGGTGGTTTATTTAAAAATAAACAAAAAAAATTAAAAAATGTAACAATAGATAAAATAAAATTATGGCTTGCTAATCCACAAAAATATCAAAATGAGATACTTGATCTATCAGATAACCTATATGCACCTGAAGGTATCTATAAAGTTTTAGTAAATCTAACTACAAATATGGCAACATTAGATAATTATCTTCAACCTGATTTTTATACAATGCAAAAATTAAAAGAAGAGATTGCTAATCAAACTTCAAAAGAAATGTCTGAAGAAGAATCTCAAGAAATAGTAAACAAACTTCTAAAAAATTTTAACAATGAATTCAATACAGTCAGAAAATATATTGATAATATAGATATAAAAAAAACAGGACGTAGAATTATAGAAAGTTTAGTTAGATATGGTGCATATTGTGGTTTTGAAAAGAATGATGGTAATTTCCCTTATCTATGGGACTTGCCTATAAAATATGTTAGATTATATTCAATAAAAAATGGACAATTTTCCGTAGAATTTAACTTCAAATATTTTGAAGATTTAAATAGGGATAGTGAATTATCTGAATTTGCATGGAGTATTTATCCTGATGAATTTAAAATATTATATAATAAATATAAAACTAATTCAGATAGATTAAGATATCCAGAGTGGCAACCTTTACCTAGTGATAAAGTATGTTGCATTAAATTAGGTGGAGATAACGATACATTCTTTTTGCCATTGTATAGTCAATTGTTTACTGAGTTATTTTTATTAAATGATTTAGTTGATGAAGAGATTGAGAGTTCGAGAGATCAAAAATTAAAAATGGTTTCCATTAATTTTCCAACAGATCAGGACAGTGGCATACCTCTCGTAGAACCAGATGTTGTGTCATCTTGGGTTTCTGCTGTCGCAGCAAATTTGCCCGATTCTGTATGCGTGGTCGGTAGTCCTTATAAATTAGAAGAAATTTCTTTTAAAAGTGTACAAAATGAAAAAGAAAATTTAGCAGAATTTACTAAATCAATGGCATATATGCAAGCTGGAGCGAATCCTCTTTTACTAGGAGGATCTTCCACTAATTCTTCTGTAGGAATAACTCAAAATTTAGTATATATTCAATCTATAGTTTTCAGTATGTTAGATAAAATACAAAGTTGGTTTAACTATCGTATTAGTAATATTAACCTTAGAAAGAAATATACTTTTAAATTAAATATATGGAAAACAACTTGGTATAATCAACAAGAAATTTTTGACAGAGAATATAAATTAACTTCTATTGGTGGATCATTGAATGTTATTACTAGCATTAATGGACATAACGCAGATGACTATAATAGCACATTGGACTTTGAGAATCTAATTAAATCAAAAGACGCATGGCGACCTCCTCTAAATATGAATCAAGGTTCAAATTTAGATGACAAAGGTGGCCGTCCAAAAACAGATGACCCCTCTGATAATACCATAATCTCGCAGGATAAAGAAAATAACAACAGATAATTTTTGTGGCTAGGTAGTGCAGACCGAAAAGGAGTTCCCTATTCCCTGCCACTTTATAATATACTAGGGATTTCTATATGAAGGGAGATATAATAATGAGCAATAAATTAAATATAGAAGATATTCAAACATATCTACAATCTTTTGGTTATGAATTAATTAGTAAAGAATATGTAAATATTAGAGAAAATATTATTATAAAAGATAATAATAATTATTATTATAAAATTAGTTTAGCAGATTTTAAATATGGCGTAAGACCTAAGTTTGTTCATTCAGCAAATCCATATTCTATTTATAATATAAAATTATATTTAAAAAACAATAAAGATAATTTTAAATTATTATCTAGTAAATATGAAAATGAAGATTCTAATTTAGTTTTATGTGATAATGAAGGGTATTATTATTCTTTAACATGGAGAACACTTAAAAAGAGCAAAAATCATGCAATTGTTGGCAATAATAATATATATTCGACATATAATATAAAACTATTTATAAAGAAAAATAAACTTGATTTAAAATTGCTTAATAAATTTATAAATTATAAAGAAAAATTAATTTTTATAGATAGTAACGGATATATTTATACAAGAACATGGAATGATCTAAAAAGGTTAAATAATTTTCATATAGCAGATAAAAGTAATCCTTATTCAATTCAAAACATTAAACTTTGGTGTAAACTTAATAATAAACCTTTTGAATTAATTAGTATTAAATATAATAACAATTTAGAATATCTTAAATGGAAATGTTTAAAAGATGGTTGTGAAGAGTATTTTAATTCATCTTGGAGTAATATTATGAGTGGTAATGGTTGTTCTTATTGTGCAGGTAAACAAGTAGGTGCCTCTAATTGTTTAGCAACTAAATTTCCTAAATTAGCTTCCGAATGGCATCCGACATTAAATGGTAATCTTACACCTTATGATATTACTTGTGGTAGTGAAAAATATATTTATTGGAAATGTAAAGATTGTGGTCATGAATGGGAAGTAACACCAAATAATAGAACTTCTTCTAGCACTGGTTGTCCTGAATGTAATAAATCTAAAGGAGAAAAAGAATGCAAAAGAGTTTTAGTTTCTAATAGTTTTATTGAAATTTCACAAGAAAATTATGAAAAATTATCTGAAATAGAAAATAATAATAATATATATTTTATTCCACAAATGAAATTTGATAGATTGCTAGGTTTGGGAGGTTGTTTACTTTCCTATGATTTTCACATACCAAAATTAAATCTTATAATAGAATACGATGGTGAATATCACTATATGCCAATTAGAAAATATAAAAATGAACCAATGAAAGATGCAGAAGAAAGATTTAAAAAACAACAAATCCATGACCAATTAAAAAATGAATATTGTAAAAAACACAATATAACTTTATTGCGTATCCCCTATTGGGAATTTGAAAACATTGAATCTATTCTTTCTAAAGAATTAAATATTCGATTAAATAAATTAAATAAACTACAAAAAGTATCTTAAAGGAGGTATCATAATTTGTCCTTCATATACTGTTTTGATGAACAAGAAAAACGTAAACTTAATAAAGAATTAAAGTTATTTCAGGAATCTAAAATTGATAATAAACAATGTTGGATTTTTATTATTGATACTAATAATAAATTTAATTTTAATCAAATTGATAAAAGCAAATGTGTTGTCAGTAATAAATTAATGTTTTAAAAAATTATCAATAAAGGTGGTGAAATATGAATAAACATTCTAGTTTAAAGGTGAAATTTAATAATGATTTTGTACAAGTTAATAATTCTGAATTTGTTGAAGGTACTGCTTTAATTGCATATCAAGGAGATAATAGAAATTTATCTGATATTACAGAATTAGCATTTACCAATGCAATGCCTAGTTTGTCATTAATACCTATAGTTGGTAATTGGTTGCCTGATAAACAAAATTTCGGTGGACATGATATTGCAATTGAATGGCAAGGCAATACTCTAGTATTAAAAGATAAAACTGTTCCTTATGGTGTAGTAAAAGAAAATCACAATGCACAATGGATTGAACTTGATGATAATGGAGTAATACATAAATATCTTCAAGCAGATGTTGTACTTTGGGCAGGTAGGTATCCAGAACAAATACAAAAGGTCATTGATGATGGAATTAATCAAAGCATGGAAATTTCAGTAAGTGATTTTTCAATTAAAGAGAGTGGAAACTTCCAGATAAATTCATTTGAATACTCTGCACTTTGTTTACTTGGAAAAGATATAAATGAGAATGGAGAAATCGGTGAAAATAATGTAGATCCTTGTTTTGAACAAGCATCAGTAGTAGTAAATAAATATAATTTTAATGAACAATTTAAATCTCAGTTTAATAATTTGCTATTTGAATTTAATAATCAAATTAGCAATTTAGTTAACACTTCCGTTGAAGGAGGTGATAAAAAAATAATGACAAATGAAGGAGGTAATGATATGGAAGAAAAAATTAAACTATTGGAACAGTATAATCTTACTTTAGATTCTTTTAATTTTAACATAGAAGAATTTTCTATCGAACAATTAAAAGAAAAGATTAATGAACATTTTGCTCTATTAGCTTCTCAAAAACAAGAAGAAATTGCAAACGCTTTAAGAGTAGAAAAGTTTAGAGATAGATGGGGAGATGAATGTTCAAAGTATTCTTATACAGAACACAATGATACCGAAGTTTTTGCTTATGACAGACAAGAAAATTGGAATTTATATGGATTTATTTATACTATGAGTGGAGATAAAGTTATTATAGATTTTGAATCCAAAAAAAGAAAGAAATTTGAAATAGTTGATTTTGTTGAAGGTGATATGGTATTTGAATTATTCCCAAAAGAAGCAGTTGAATATGAATTATTAACAAAAGAAAAAGAATTACAAGAAAATTTTTCTATTGATAAAGAACTTGCTATTAAAGAAATTCAAGATAAATTTGATGTACAGCCTGAAATTGGAGAATTGAATTTAAAAATATCTGAATATGAATCAAATATTGTTTCGTTAACTGAACAATTTAATTCTGTAAATAGTGAGAATGAAGTAATTAAATCAAAAATTGAAACTATTCAATCAGAATTCAACTCTCTTAAAACAGAAAATGAAACACTTATTAATTCAAATGAAATTCTTACTCAAACCAACTCCACTCTTCAAGAGTTTAGAACCAACATAGAACAACAACAACAAGAAGCATTTGAAGCACAACAATTACAATTAAAAACAGAATTAATTGAAAATTTCTCTAAAGTATTAACTGTTGAAGAAATTAAATCAATAGATGACAAAAATTTATCACTTGAAGATATGGATAAGGAATTTAAACTTATGTTTGCTTCTAAAGAATTATCTACAAAATTTGCAAAGAAAATTAAGAAAACTGAAACAGAGATTCCAATTTTTAATTTTTCAATTAAGAAAAAAGAAGATTGGACTTCATTAATACCTAAGAAATAATAAAATAATAAATTAAATTTAAGGAGGAATTAACTTATGGCTAATGTAAATAATGTAGCAACTGGAAGGTATGGTATTGTAAATTTAAGAAAAGTAGCAGGTGTTAAAACAGGTGAGCATAACATTCAATATGCTTTAAATGCAACTGATTTTGCAAATACTGCTTGTCAAAATGGTTTCCTTTTAGAAGAAGAGCACTATACAAAAACTCTTGGTTTACCTGCTAATAATACTGTAAGAGTTGGTTTAGTAGCATGTGTAGAAAAAATGTATGATGAAAGTGATATGTCTTTAGGTAATTTTAGATTAAATTTAAATGAATTTT